GCCAAGCAGGGCGACGTTCGAATCCGGCGCCGCCGGCGAGCCCTGCAGCATCTGGGTGTTGAGATCGGTCGCCGCCGCCTGCTGCGTCTGCGTCTGGCTAGCCGGCGACAACTTGGTTTGCGCCTCATTGAGCGCGGCTTGCGCCTTTTGTCGATTGACCTCGTCCTTGGCCGCCGCCGTGCGCGCCGCCGCCATCTGCGTGGCCTTCCAATCTTCATTGGCTTGGTTCTGGGCGTTCACCGTCGCTTGTTCGCCCATGTAATTGACGCCAGCGGCGAGGGCGGAGCCGGCGAGCGCGAGGCCTGCAATTGGGGTACAGATCGTCGCCTCCCTATGTGTAGTTTATGACCTTGCCACGCGATTCGTTCGACGCCGCTGGGGCTGGGTTTGTTATTCCGGCGCTAGGGTTCGCGGCGTATAAAGGATTGTTGGGGTTAGTCGCATAGCCCAATGCCGACCCCGCTGCAGACAGAGCCGGAGTGAACAGCGACGCCGCCGGGGTCAACATCGGATCTTGCAGCCGGCTTGCTGCCGCGCTCGACTGCGCCAGGTTGGCGGTCAGCGTTGGATCGTTGGTAGCGTAGAGCTGATTGATCAGCGATTCCTTATTCGCCTGGATCTGGTTCTGCAGATTGCCGGTCTGGGTGTTGGCGTTGGCGACGATGTTCGCTTTCTCAAGCGCGTCCTTGTAGGCCAGCTCACCCTGCTTGTCGGCCGCCGCCGAGGATTGCAGCGTGCCGGCGCGCGCGAGATTGTAGGTCAGATCGCGTTTCGCTTCGTTGTATTGGCGCTCCTCGTCAGGCTGATAATAGTCGAGCACCTTCTGCCGATAAGCGTTATAAAAGTCGTCGCCAAAGCCGCCAGTCTTCTTGCCGGTGTCGTAGGTCGACGTGACGCTGAGCGGGTCACCCTGCTTGTAGATTTTGCCGCTCGCGTCTTGAAGGCCCCAGGTCGGAGCGGACGCCGACGACGACGCTGCGCTCGGAATAGGAACCATGTCCGGCGCATACTGATTTCGCCCACCCCCCGACTGACCATATTGCTGTGGTCCCGTCGTTGTCGCGGTGGTCGACTTTCCTGGGATCCGCACTGCGGTGTAGCCAGTTGGCACGCCGCTCGCCGATATGCCGCCATAAAGTACGCCACGGCCCTGCGGCGCTTTAAAGGTCGACCAATCGTAATCACTGGTCTTCGTGCCCATCACCGGCGTGCCGCTAAAAATCTGATCGATCAGCGCCTGGCCCTGCTGCAGCGAAGCCTGGCGGGCGGCTTCTTTCGCATCGGCTTCAGCCGCCTGCTGCTTCTCGAAATCGACGGCGGCGGTGTTGCTGGGGGCTGAGCCGGACATCAGAGCACTTTCGAAAACGCGCCGCCCATCGGCGCGAAACCGCAGCGACAAAAAAGATTGCACAGGCTTTTCGCCGCCGGCGAGGTTGGCGGGATGGTGGCGAAGAAGGCGCATGCGCCTTCCTGCTTGGCGATGTCGACGGCGAAGGAAACGAGCAGGCGGCCGACCGCGCTCCTGCGGTGCGGCGGCATCACGTAGATCATCCATAAGAGCGCGATCGGCTTCGCGGTGAAGACGTGGCTCACCGTCCAGCTCACCATGCCGACGACCTCGCCATCGAGTTCGGCGAGGATGAACGGCGTATCGCCATTGCGAATCTGCTTGGTCATCTCGCGCGCCGCGCGCTCGATGTCGAAGGGCGAGAACCTGTCGAAGCCGGCCTCGTGAAAATAATGCGAGCCATATTTGTCGAGCAAAGGCCGGACGTCGCCGACCCCGCCAACCCGGAGCTTCAGTTTGCCTCGATTAATGGATTCTGGCCGCATGGCCCGCCGTCCGCGCACAAAGAACGAAGTCTTCGCGCCCCTGGCCGAATTGGGCGGTAACGGCCTCTTGCTTGAATCCGAGCATCGCGAGCCAACGGATCGAAGCGGTATTGCTCGCCAAGGCGCGGCATTCGATGCGATGCACGCCACGGCGGTCGAGCGTAGGCAAAATATGCTGCTTCATCGCCCGCGTCACCTCAATAATCACCTCGCTCCAGTGATCGGTGCCCAGCATCCAGCCGGTCCCAACTCCAGGCCACATCGGGACAAAGCCGCCAACCGCCGCCGGCTCGTCATCGAAGCGCGCCTCCCATTTCGGCCCCGGAAACGAGGCGAATAATTTGGCGGTCGCCTCCGCGCTGCCCTGGCCGATCGTCGCCCGCACCTCCGCATCGTCGGCGGCGCGCAAATTGCCGAGCACGAATTCGAGGCCAAAGGGGGTCAGGCCGCCGATCAATCCGTGCTCCCGTCGTCAAAGATCAGGTTGACCTGGCCGATGCGGGCGCGGCTCGCGTCGGTGCTGCGGAAGCGCAGCGAAATATGGGTGCTCGATTCCGGCATGCTCATCGTCGGGTTGATGAAGGTCGAGCCGGTGAACGTGGCGACGTCTTCTTCGGTCGCCTGATTGTTCGGGTCGCAGCCGACCGACAGCGTCCAGGTGCCTTCCGCGCCGACGTCGAAGCCGTGGAAAAGCTTAGTTTTCGACGAGCTGTCGCACGACAAAGCCGGCGTGATCACTTCAGCTTCGGTGTTGTCGTAGGTCGCCGCGACGTCGCTGCCGTAGAGATAGAGATTGTTGTCGCTGCCCCGGATCAGCACCCACGGGTCGGCGACGCAAGCGTCGACGAAATTGAACGGCGCGTCGAAACTGCTCCAGGCGGTGATCGCTGGCTCCTGGAAGGTCGACAGCATGTAGATCCGATCTGGCAGCACCACCATCACCCGACCGCTGCGCGGTTGAATCAGAGTGCGCGCGCCAGCGAACCAGGGAGCGCCATGCTGGATGATCAATTGGCGGAATATCTCGTCGATCGGCGTGCCGATGTCGGTGGTGCCGGCAGTCAGCGAGACGTTCTGAACCTTGAGCGAGCGCACGCCATGCGACGACACATAGAGCACGTCCTGACCGAACTGGACGAGCCCTTGACTAGCGAGAAGCCCAGTCGAGCGCAGCAGCTGTACGAACTGGTTGAGCGTCGGGTCGGGGTCGAGCTTCCAGATCTGGGTCGACAGGTTGGAAAAAATCGCCATGTTGCCGAGGTAGACTTCCAGCCCGATCAGATTGGTCGAATCCGCGTCTTGAGCTGAAAGATCGATATAGCCCGAGCCGTCATTGGTGGTGCCGGTCGGCGGCGTCCAGGAGGCCGGATTGTTAATCGCCGAGAAGCGTAAGAGCCGCCCGTCGACGCCGTACATCTTCGAACCGAACGTCCGCACTGACGAGGCGGTCGCCATCGCGTCGGTGACCAAAACCTGGTTGTAGAAGTGATAGTAGCGACCGTCGCTGCCGGCCATGACGATGTAGAACTGCCCATTGAACAAATCCCAATCGGCGACGCGGGTCATGCTGACCGGAAACGGCAGCGAGATCACGCCGGGGTGGTTGGGATTGAATGTCCAATCCGTGATCCCGGACGGACCATTGACGACGACGAAAAATTCACCGTTGCGCGACAGCGTGCCAAAACTTCCGGCCGGCGCCGCCGCCCACAAGATGAACGATGTGCGCTTTTCAATTTCCGCCCCGGCGCTAATCACGCAATTGCGGAGCGTGCGCAGTGAGCCCGCCGGCGCGGTGGCGTAACTCTTACGCAGATCCAGCCCGCTCTTGAAGTCCTGGATCTGATAGACGGGCAAGGCTCAAGGCCCCGGAATGTAATCGAGGTAGGGCGTCGCACCGCTCTGGTAGGTCGGCTGAGCGGATCGCCCCTGGCCCATCGCCGAAATGTCACGCTTGTTGGCGCCTGACCGACCAATCAGGCGGCGGATATAGGCCTGCGCCTTCTGCCCCTTCAGCGTCGCCACTTCGCTCTTCTGCGCCCCCAGCAGCTCCGCCGCCGCGCTGAGCACGATCGCAGTCGAGTCGATCATGCACTTGTCGGTGTCGACCTTGAGCGGATTGAGCGGCGCTTGCCCGTGCCAGCGCATATGCGAAAGCTGCGACGGGATCGGCCAGATTTGCGCCTGGCCAGCGTAATCGGTCAGGCCAGTTGTCGAGTCGACGGTGACCACGTTGCGCCATCGGGTCGGCGGGTACGAGGTCAGCATCTCGTTGATCGAATCCTCGAAACCGTAATGCAGTTGAAGCCACGGCTGCTGGTTCGACGGGTTGTAGTTGCGCCATAGCCCGAGCACGTTCTCAAACGGCATAGTCGGGTCAAAATCGACAAATTGCGTGTTGGCCGGCAGATCGAAATCGACGTGATAGTCGAGGTGCGGCCAAGCGTATTGGTTCCACAATTCGCGCTGCGTGCGTTCGAGAATGACGTTCTGCATGTCGACGGCCGAGAGGCCATGCGCCGGCAAGAGGCTCGAATAGATCTCGGCCCTCAATTCGTAGCGCAATTCCGACAGCGGAACGCCAAGCGGCATCTCACACCTCTGCCGATTGCGGGCGCTTCGCCTTGGCTGACGCCGGCGGAGGCGGAGGCGGCGGCTCGATCGGCAATTCCGGCTGCGCCGAGTCAGATCGCTGAATGTCAGCGATCAGCTTGCGCTCGGGCCGCTTGACCGCGATCGGCTCTCGATCGCCAGGGAATTCCATGTCCATCATCGGCCGCGCGCCAGGATAGCAAATGTTGACGGCTTCGGCGCCGTAAAGGCCGAGCAAACGCATTTTTTCGGCTTGGCTGGTCGCCGGCTCAGCACCAACAAATTCGCAGTCGAAGACGTTGTCCTCGCCATGCAAATGCTGCAGCACCCGGATCTCCGGCCACGACACTGGCGCGTCGGGGCCGCGATAGAGAACATTATTCGAATCGCCGCCGAGCGCGATCTTGCACGCGACATAGTCCATTAGATATCCTCTCCTCCTGCGAACCCGCCGAAATTTGGCAGTCGCATCAGCTTTCTCAGCAATTCTCTTTGTGAAGCCGCCGCCGGATCATCCTGGGCGTAAATCGGCGCATTGCCAGCAATGCGTCCGCTAAACAACCGCTGCACATCTCCAGGCTGCGGGTTGACGTAAGGCTGGGTCATCGGCATCCGCTTCACGTCGCCCGGTGGCAGCGTGGGCCGATATGGCGCAGGCGGCGTGTCCTGCCTCATTCTCTGCTCGGCCCCGTACCATTGTCGCGGCGCTTGGACGTCGCCTTCCCCGTATGACGGTTGAGTGCGAATGTAGGTTTGCACATTCTGCGGCAACCACGACGGCAAAGGCTCAGACGGCGTCCCGCCCCCATACAAGGCGTCTGCTATGCCATCCTGCGTCAGCGGCGTCGGCGTGACCGACCGCGCCGGCCGCGCGTAAGCCGCCAAGGTCTGAGCGACCGTCGTCGGGTCCATGAACAACACTCTAGTCGTGTAGGGCGTCGTGCGGAACGACACCCTACACTCAGGTCACTTAATCTCAATCACAAGGGAGGAGTTGCGTTGAGTAGCGACCATCTGCCCCGTGCTGGTGATCGACTTGTAGAGGACGAACTGATTCGCCGGCCTGGCCGGCGTGTGGTCCTTCCGCCATTCATCGGTCATTTGCACCAGGAAGATCTTCTTCGGGTCGAACCAATAGCAACGCTTCGACAGCCCGAGATCGTCGAGGGTCGGATCATATTGAAAATCCGTGCCCATGTACGACAACTGTCCGACCGAAACATCCCGAGAGTTCGAGAAGCCGGTCATCGAATAATTGCCGTTCGCCCTGACCTCGATCTCCATCGCGCCAATGAAGTCCGAGCCGCAGAGCGCCATCGTCGGCTTGCCGCCATAGCGGATGAGCTGGCGATATTCCTTCTGCAGCATGGTAATGAGCGCGCCGCCGTTGGCCGGATCGGAGGTGATCGAATCGCCGCCCCAAGCCGCCAGCGCCGGCGTGCCCGAAACCTTGACCCCGAACGCCGTGGTGCGCGCCCGATTACGCCACCAAGAATTGTTGGCGAGCGATTGATCGAGACCGCCGACCGTGCCGACCGAGGGGTCGGCCGAGATCAGGAAGCGCATGCCGGCAAGCCCCTTCGCGTCGGCGGTGCCGTCGCCCCAGAGCAGGCCATTCATGCCGCGCGAATATTGCTCGCCCAGCTCGAACAACTTATCCTGGAACAGATTGACCAGCACCGTCTCGTCACGCTCGGTATGCTCGGTGGTGTTCTCACCGTTGGTGTCGACGACCGAGATGCCGTCCATCTTCAGCTCGGTATGCGTCAACGTTAACCCGATGTGATGCTCACGCCAGGGGTAATTGCCGCGCACGATGTTGGCCGGCGTGAAGAACCCGACCGTGTCGTTGTGAGTGTAGCCCTTGACGACGTCGTTGCCGGAGCCGTCGCCGAATTGTCCATGCAGCGCGACTGAAATATTGCCCTTGCCGCCAGGGAACTTCTTCGGGTTCATCTCCATGTATTTCAGAAGCGGCTTGTCTTGCAGCGTCTGAAAGAATTCTTCCGGCCGGCCCCAATAGAAGTCGAGCGCGGCATTCGCGATATTCGTGATTTCTCCGGCCGTGAAAGCCATGACTTGGAAGCGCTCCGAGCGCTAGCTCGTCAACGCGACCGCTCGATTGCGAAGTGAATCGCCTCCTTCAGGCTTTTCGGTTCCGTCCGAGCGCCGTTGACCCGATTGATGCTGCTCGGAACCTGATGCGTACCCCGTGGGCTTGGCATGAAGCGCGAAGTCATCGTCTTCGCCCGCTCGTAAGCCTGTTTTGCAATCTCGACGGCTTCGGCTGGCGAGCGCGGCGGCCCGCGTTCATGCACGACGGCGTGCAACAGCTCCCTCACAACGGGCTCTGTGCGCACGTAGTCGGGGTCAGATCTTCGAACCCCCTTCTCCCATTCGGAAACCGCGCCTGCGACTTGAGCCTGAAAATTACGGACAGTCTCAGCGTGGTCGCGTTGAGTCGTCTCCTGCGTCACCCGAGAAAGCTGCGCCTCAGCAAGCTGCTGCTGCGCCCTCACTTGGGCGGTGTACCGTGCCGCGTCCTGGGTCATATGCCCGCTCTGGACCGCCCTTTGGAGGTCAGCCGGGAGCTGTATGCCGAGGCTCTCCTGCGCCAGTTTGACGTAGGGCGCGACGCCCTCCAGGAACGTCCTGAAGTCGCCACGTCGCATCGCCGCAGCTAGATCCAGCACGAGCCCAAAATCTTCTTTTGCGATGTCTGCTTGTCGCAAAAAATTCTGCAGCTCTTGCGTCGTCTTCGCTTGAGCCTCAAGCGGCGCGATCTGGGACTGGAGTCCTTTGATCTGCGCTCGAAACTCGTCGATGCGCTTTCGCGTGCGCGGTGAGAAGGCGTCTATTTCCGCCTGGGTCAGCGGACCTGGATCGTCTTTCGACTGCGCGCCAGGAGCTGCCGACTCTCCTGACCTTGAGACACCACGTTCGTCGCCGGGACCAGGCTGCGCTTCCTTGCGGGGAGCGGCCTTACGGACGACGTCGAGCAGCGACTCGCGGCTCTCGGCCTTTTCGCCGGATGGGGTTGACGATTCCCCCGATACGTCGGGCGAGGCTGGGGTTGAGGCAGCACCGCCTGAAGCTTCACCGCCGGCCGGCGCTGGCGTCGAAGCTGATTCGGTTGTGACGGTGGACGTCCCGTCGTCCATTAGTTTTTACGTCCCATGGGGTTGGGGTTGTGCCGCATTTCTGGCCAACACGCAACACCATAGGGAAAACTCTTCATGTCAGGGCGGGTAAAACAAGCACGCTATAATGGCCAAACAAGCCGGCGCATTCCGCCAACCGCCAGATGAACAAAAGGACCAGGATTGCGATCACGCCGCCGATCACGATCTGAATGACGTTCCAATAAGGCAGCGCGGTGATGCCCGCGAACCATTCGCCAAAAGCCACTCTGAGCAGCGCCAGAACAACCAAAATCACAATGATCGCGATCGCGACCTTGAAGATCAGGTCCAAACCAAAACCACACATTTGACCCTCCTCAGTGGGTCGGCCCGGTTAAGCGCCCCATGCCTGGCGTCGGGACCGCCGGCCCTGACGGTTGCGGCGGCACCGGCGGCGGGAAGCTGCCGCCAGGTCGCGGGTTCTGCGGCGCGTTCTGATCGCCGGCCGGCCCCTGCATCTGCGGTGACTTCGGCGTCGCGCCGGCGGAGGGCGACGCCACCTGGCCGACGCCAGGCGGGCCGCCATGCCCCATCAGGGTGTTCATCGCCACGATCGACGGCAGCGGCGACTTGAAGGCCTTGGTCAGGTCGAGCTTGTCGTCGAGCCGGCCGAGCAGATCGCGGGCGAGAAACTCGGGGTCGATGCCGGGGATCTGCATCACCAGCGGATAAATCTTCTGCGCGTTGGCGATCTCTTGCGCCTGGTTAGGGT